GACCAGCTCGTCCTTGTTGGGTAGGTCGGCCATGTCGATCACCAGATCCAGCATGTTCATTGCTGCTTGCAACCCCTGCCCGCCCATCTGCGCCATGCGGCCCATGATGTCGAACAGGCTCTCGAACATGGACTGGCGCAGCGTTGACTTGTAATCCTGCTCGCTGATGACGAAATTCGCCTCCATGGCGGTGATATCGTTGACGATGCGCCCGGTCTCATCCGGCGTATTGAGTTCGACATAGCGCGATTGCCCGCGCCCGCCAAGTAGCCGGATCACCTTGGCTTCGCTGTAGAACTGCTCGACCAGCGAAAGCTCGATTTCGCCCAATTGCTGAAGCGCGAAACGGTGATTGTCGAATGGCTCGGTGCTGACTACTGAGCCTTGTTCCTGTCGTGACTGGATGGCCACACCGGAGGTGGCGTTGCTCTTGCGCCCCAGGTTCTCGTCGTTGACGCCGGAGAGCTTGCGGATATAGTTGGCGTCACCTTCCATCAGGCGCAAATGCTCTTCGGCTAGTGCGATATCGCGGTCAATCCTGAGTTCCTTGCCAGGGTTTTTGACGATTACGGCATCCGGCCTGGCTACTTCTGAGCGCAATTCTTCCAGATCGTCTACGGCGCCTTTATCCATCGTCACACGGTTGGACGACAGTATCCAGTGCGCTTTCGAGTGGCGCTTGTTCAGCCCGTCCTGGGCGTCACGCAGCGGGCGGATGCAGCCATAGGGCGCGTGGTCGCGCTTGCGGCGATAGCACCAGGTAATCACGAAGGGAAACTTGCCGTGCCGGTATGGACTGGCGCCCTCGAACACGATGCCCACGCTGGTATAGATCACCACGCGGACTTCCATTTCCAGCTTGTCGTACAGCCCATAACCTTCGTTGGCTGCAGCGACATGCAGCGGATTGTTCTGGTCGAACTTCTTGCCCGACATCTCGCCATCCGCAAACACCTTGCGCATCACCGGCACGCGATACCAGCATTCATAGAAGCGAACCGTCTTGCGCGTACTGGACGCAAACGCAGTTCCATCATAGGGCTGGTAACGCCCTGTGCGCGGCTGCCAATCATCAGCCGGATCGGGGCGCTTGCCCTCGGTCCAATCGTCAGCCTCGCTAGACCCCTCGTTCCTGACCGATCCCTTCACGATATCCGAACGATCGGCGAAATAAACCAGAGCAATGTCGGCGTCCAAATCCTTCCAGCGGAAGAAATAGCGCGCATCGGACAGGTCATGCTCGACACTGTTGGAGTCGTAGAGCGTAGAGCGCCAATCCTGATAGCGCTCGAACAGCAGTTCCTCGGTCGGGTCGCCGCGTAATCCGGCTTCAATCACGCCATACCCGGCCTTTATCGCGTCACCAAAGGAACGGGAGCGGTGGAATTCGGAGTTATTCGTGTCGGCCAGATACTTGAGCAGCGAGGTCTTGGCCTCGGCGTTGTCCGTGCCGTCCTTACGCCTGGCTAGCACCTTGTAATCAATGCGCGTGCGGCGCTCGGTGCCGATCATCCAGTCGATGCTGGCCTTGATTTCGTTGTAGACCACAGGCGCCTGACCGCGATCAATCAGCACCTGCGCGTCTTCCTCGTCCCATTGCAGGGAATCGTAGTAATCCTCGTCCAGCGCCATCTGGAACCGGTTTGCTGCCTGGCGCTGTGACTCCTGATCGAACCAGACTTGCACGTCGCGGTGCAGTTGCAGCATCTTGGGCGCGTCGAGCGGGTTGGCAACGACATTGGCCGGCGCGGCGTCGATTTTCTCAACCAGCGAATCAGAGCTGGGCGCGGTCGAAACGAAATCACCCATGAACATTCCCTCGGTCGCCCTCGTAAACCTCGCGCTCGATGATGGTCTTGCCGTCCGCCTTGATTTCCAGTTCGGCAAACACTGCGCCCTTGTCCAAATCCTTCACCCATTGCGGCTCCGGCGGCATTTTGATCAGATCCAGAAGCCCATCATGGATGGCCGTTCCAATGCGGTTGATGGTGAAACTGGTTTCGTCCATGCCCATCACATGCGCAGCGATTGCCGCTTGGCGCACCAGATAGCGCATGTCGTCGTACTTGAAGGCACTCGACAGGCATATCACATAAGCGCCGGCATTGAGCCTGGCGCGCGCCGGATAGATCACCATGGCCGGCTCATCGCTCACCCAATGGTAAGCCCGCACGATGTCGCCGACTTGTTGCACCTTCCACGCCCTGCTTGCGCCGAACGAAACTGCGCTCATTGTTTGTCCCATAAAAAAACCCAGCGCGTGGCTGGGTCGGTTGATTCGTTCTGCGGATCAGCGGTTAAAGCGTTCGCCAGTTGCCGGAGGATTTCGGCCTGCGTGCCGAACTTGGCTTGACAGTCGCAAACCGCAACATCATCAGCCCGTAACGGCTGGCGCTGATACAGTCGTCCATCAGCTTTACAATCTTTCCGTCCTTGCGGTGATACATCCTGCGTTCTTCCAGCCACATAGTGCAGGTCGAGAACACTTTCCAGCGCCCTGTTTCCATGCGCTCCAGCATGTCCTGAATGCCGGCCTCTACGCCGTTACCGCCGTCGGGCCACGTGGCTTTCTCGGGCAGCATGTTCAGTCCATGTTTGCGGTATTGTTCGGCGGTTTCCTCGCCGCTTCCTTTGTCGTGCTGCAATCCATCGTGCGGCCAGGCGCAGGGTATCCAATCGCCCCAAGCCTTCACCGCCACCGCGTTCAATGCGTTCAGCGTTTCGCTCTTGCGGTATTCCTTGGTTACGTAAACGCAATCCGCATCGCGGTCCCAAGCAAGATTCGCCGCGGCCATGGGGTGATCCCATCCGAAATCCAGCCCGTTGATCTGCGCCCAATGCGAAGGGATGGCGAACGGCGCGCATTCAATCGCGCTTTCGTCCACCGGGAATATCAAGCCTGACCCCATCGTCGGGATGCCTTTGGAACGGGCGTCGCGCATGTGCTTGGGCGTGGACTCCAGCAGCTCGTCCTTCATCTTCTGCGTCAGGTGCGGCACGTCGTTCCAGTTTGCCGTCACAAGGTAGCGCGATGGAGAGACTTCAGGCATTTTTCGCACCAGGCAGAATAAATTGCATCACCACCTCGCTGATACCCTCAAGCGGGGTGAACGTCAGAATAATGATCCCGTCTGTGGTTGCCGTCCGAATCAGGCACTCGCCGTAAATCTCCATCGGCGGCTCTTCGTCCAGCCAAACCCCATCCTGTTCCGTGCCCTCGAATGACCCCCGGCCCTGCTGGTACGACTTCAGGCCGATCATGGATATGCCCCCAGCCGCGTGCCGAATCTGCGCCGTGTCGATCAGGTTTGAAACGCCGGCCTTCCAGGTGATTTCCTCGATGCTGTCGCCTGGGATTAATCCTGTACCGCTAACCCGCTTTGTCGCACCAGAACCAAGCACTTCACCGAATAGCTTTGACTGAATAATGTCGCGGGTAGTCTCGTTGGTTTTCCCGGCAGCCCAGAACCGAACCTGCCTATCAAACCTTCGCCCCGTCCACCAATGCGGATATTGCCCGGTCAGGTGCAGCGCTGTTTCATAGCCGCCCATGCCTTCAGTCTTTCCGACCCGGTTTGCGCACATTGCGCAGCGCTCGCGGTATCGAGCGCCGGCATCGAAGAACTCCAGATGCTTCTTGTACAGTTCCCGGCGTAGCGGGCCTTCGTCCGGGTAATAGGCGAGCAACTTACGGCGGGATTCTCTTCTCGCCAATTCCTCCAGGATTCCGACGTATTCAGATAGGTCACTCACCAAAGTTATCCACAGAATTTATTGATAAGTTTTGTATTTCCCCGCGATTTTTGAGACACGAAACCGCTAACGCGCTGTTTTTATTAAACATGGTTAGGCTGATTAAATTTTAGGCAAAATTCCTATTTTCTTGCTTAATTCCAGCGCCTTCGCCATCAGTTGGTCATCCATCATGTCAGTAATGGATGCGTTTATTTCCAGCTTGTCGGTGAACATGCCAAGATGCCGCCCGATATCCACCAGTGCGGCGCGCTTGTCGTGCAGCTTGATCTTGATGCCCTGCGCGGTCTGGCTGATTTCGGATATGGCCGCTGCCGTGTCGTCGTCCAGGTCGCCGCTGTCTACCAGCGATACGCCATTAGCGATCGTCGTTTCGCCTTCTTCGTCCTTCACCGCGATGCCGTCACCCCACTTTACCGCCCTGCGCAAATCGCTGAAGCCCAACTTTGCCAGCTCGGCGAGCACTTTGTCCTGGGTGATTTCGGTGCGCTGCTCACGGGCTTTCTGTCGTTCGGCAATGGCGGCTGCAATGTAAGGTTTGGTTAAGTTCTCGCACCCGATTTCTTTTGCGGTTCTCGGGCTGTATCCGGCGCGGATCGCTGCCTGCGCCGCGTTCAGGTCAATCAGATATTCGTCAACGAACCGTGATTGTTTTGGGTTCAGACTCATAGCTATCGTGCGTCGCTCTGCAACCCGGTAAACGTCACCCCGCCCGCAGCGGTGAACACCAACCGAACAGCCTCCACGGGGGTGATAATCTCGCCGGCCTGTGCCGTGGTCTCGTTGGTCACGGCGGCATGGTTGAACCAGTTGGCGCCATCGTAGGACTGCTGCACGCCATATGTCGGGGTGCCGGAATCAATCGTGCAGCCGAACCCCATCATGAAATCGATCCGGGACAGGCGCATGCTGGCTGGCGCTGACACGCTGCCGGCAGCCCATCCGATATCCATGGTATCTGCGCCGATGGTGGCGCTCGGCGATACGCTTGTCACGGTGCTGAAATATTTGGTTGAGGTTACTGTGGCAGTCCCGTTCGGCAGAGCCACCGTCTCAGTCTGAGCGACACCGTACAGCGTGCCAGTGATGATGGCTGTCTTGGCGCTATGATCGGTTACGGCGTCGCCCTTGATGGTAATCAAGTGAGCCAGGCTATCGCCTGCGGCGTTTGCGGTCAGCGCCCACCCGGCGCCGGCTGCGCCAGTGGCATTGGATAGCAGGCCAGTGACGTTTGCGGCTACCGATGCCGCGGTGATGATGTGTTTGATTGTCATTTCATTCCCTACTTGAGCACCACATTAATGATGGCCACGCCCAGCGGATTCATGCCGCCGTCAACCCTGATCCACCTCATGCACAGCGCCTAGAATGGACACCTCCTTTCGGGGGTGGATGGAAATAAAGAAGCCCGGAACTCGGTAGGAATGGCGGGCATGAAAAAAGCCGCTAGATGAAGGCGGCTTTTGAGCATTGCGTGTATACGGCTGGGGAAGCAAAACCGCAGCATAGAGATATCTTCTACACTACGGTTCCTGATATGTCGATATTTTTTTAGCGCATGTTACGCGTTTTCTCATGGTTTTATATCCTGTCCAGGGGGCTCATGACCCCGCGCCCGCCACGGTTGAGGACGTGGGTGTAGATCATGGTCGTACTCACATCGGCATGGCCAAGCAGCTCCTGCACCGTGCGGATGTCGTAGCCGGACTCCAGTAAGTGGGTGGCGAAGCTGTGGCGCAAAGTGTGGGGGTGCGTCGGTTTTATGATGCCGGCCTTGCGGGCCGCTTCTCGGACGTGGCGCTGGATGGTCTTTTCGCTGATATGGTGGCGCCGGATGACGCCGGTGCGTGGCTAGGTGGGATAGGAATGCTTCCACCTCCGGCGCGCCCATGTCAGCCGGGTGCTTGAGGTGGTGGAAGTGGATATAGAATTTTATCCAGTAGAGGTAGGTTTTTTCGGTGCTGAGGCTGTAGTGCTTGACGCGGATTCGGTCGCGCACATGGTCAAGCAGTTTCGGTTTTTGAACGACCTCCGGCATGTCGCTTTTCACGGCTGGAGGTGTCGCATTTCGTTCGATAGTTTCATCATGGTGCGGCCTCCGTGGTTTCGTAAAAGTGTTAAGCGACATGGATCGGTAATTAAGCGACATCAAGGCGTCGTTGAATTTAAGTTGGGCGGCTCCCATGCTCTTGCCAAAATATCCAGCAAATCGCAATCCTCCACGCCGCGAAGAAACTGGTCGTGGGCGTGCAATGCAACGGCTTTCAGCCTGCGAACCTCCGCTTCCATTGCGGCAACCCTGGGCGCAATCTCTAGCAGGGCATTCCCGGCTGAGTTTGTTTTGGCCTTGGTCACGTTTTCCCACGCAAGACCTCTGCCAATTAGGTCAATTCTTACGCTGTCTTCCATCATGTCTTTCTCCGTTGTTAAAATCCGCCCAACCCGGCGGTCGAGCTGACCAGCCGATAAAGCCCGGCTGTCAGCTCACCTCTACGTTATCCGCAAATATTCATAAAATGGTTAAACCCGCTCTGCAACGATGTTTTTACCCTGATCGGCGCGTCATTCCAAAACACAGCATCCGTCAGGCTGATTCG